CGTGGACAAGGGCGATAAATATATTTGTGTGAAGTAATGTCAGGGAGATGTCTTTAAAAACGATAGGAGGCAGTAATTTTAAAAAATCAAAAAGTTTTAGAGACTTTTCGATTAATTTTGCCAAAAATCCATTTACCGACGATCTCTCTGTCGTAAATAATGAAAATTCCATAAAGCAAGCAGTAAAAAATTTAATTTTAACTGCACCTGGAGAAAAACCGTTTCAACCTTTAGTTGGTTCTTCAGTAACGGATCTTTTATTTGAACCATTAGATGCCTTTACTGTAGATACACTTGCTGATGAAAT